CTGTGAGCTTGTGGCCGACCTTTAGGGTCGCCGCCTCGCCAGTGAGGGCGAACGCTCCATAGGTCGACGGAACAGAGAAGACCGCGACGGACGCCTCGCCCGTGAGGGTGAACGCGCCGTAGGCCCCTGTGAGCTTGTGGCCGACCTTTAGGGTCGCCGCCTTGCCAGTGAGGGCGAACGCGCCGTAGGCCCCTGTGAGCTTGTGGCCGACCTTTAGGGTCGCCGCCTTGCCAGTGAGGGTGAACGCGCCGTAGGCCCCTGTGAGCTTGTGGCCGACCTTTAGGGTCGCCGGCTCTCTGGTGAGGGTGAACGCGCCGTAGGCCCCTGTGAGCTTGTGGCCGACCTTTAGGGTCGCCGGCTCTCTGGTGAGGGTGAACGCGCCGGCGGCGGCGGTGAGCGAAAGCGATCGAAGCGACGCCGTCGAGACGACGCCGACGCCGGGGAGGATAAAGATGCCTGTGGCGTCCGTGACGATGACGGACTGCCCCGCGAACGAGCCTGAAAGGACCCGCGCGCCCATCTTATGTGATCACAATGTTGGGGTCGACGTAGACCGTCGCGCTGGCCTTCCCCAGCATGACCCTGCCGCGCACGCGGCCCGCCCGTTGCGGCGTAAACGTCACTTGCAAATGTTGGTAGACCGGCGTCGCCGGGGAGCTGTTCCAAGCGGCCGAGGATGACGTCGCCGCCGCGTGCGCGGTCAAGGGAGTCGCGGGAAGGCTATTGCCGAAAGAGGCGAGGGTGTTTCCGGACGCGCCCATATATTCGAGCTGGAGCCAGATTTCATCATTGTAAAGCGAGGCGCTGGAAACGATTTCAACCGTCGCCGTCTTGCTGACTCCCGTCACGGTGTTTTCGACGTCAAACCAGAAACTTTCAAGCGGCGCGACCATTTTGTCGAGTTTCGAGGCGTTGGCGGACATTTTCAGACTAAAGCCGCCGATATCGTCGGCGGCGCCGCCGGTCAAGGTGATCGTGCGCTCGGTCGTCACCTTTCCGGCGGCGGTGTAGCGTTCGTTTCTAACATTGGTTCCGTCATGGCAATTGACCAGCTCGATCAGGTCCATGCTTCCGTTGGCCGTCCCCGCGAAGGGAGTCATGCTCGCCGAAATCTTGCAGCTATCGAGCAAAATTTGCATCCCGCTCGTCGAGCCCGTCGTGACGAGCGCTCCGTTGAATCCGCTCAAATCGACGCCGCGAAGTGTGCCGGTGATCCGGGCTCCGGCCTGAAACAGCGTGGCCACGGCGGTTCCGGCCAAGGGTGACGCCGTATTGATCCACAAGATATCGAGTTGATACGACGTCATGACTCCTTGCGACGCCGATGCGAAAGACAATTGTGTATTATCGAAAATAACCTTGGCCGGATTCATGCTGGAAATTCTATAGGTCGAGGTTCCTACGGTGATTTGCAAAAGACAATTCTTGAAATAAATCGTTTGATAGGCCGCGTATGCAAAGTTTATGTTTCCTATCGCCGATTGAAACGTCACGCCTTGGCAAAAAATCGGGCCGGGCGGGTTCATGTTCAGCGCATTGGAAGCGGCGAGAACGGCGCCCGTGGCGATATCCGCCGCCGCCGGTGGAACCGATCCGGCGCGGCTCACGCTGATAAGATAGGTCGTCGCCGCCGCCCAAGTTCCCGTAATGCTTCCAAAAAAAGACGCCGTTTGCGTTTCGCTGTGGTCGCTCGACAGAAAGATCGTGTCACCTTGAGCCGCGAAGCCGACGGAAATGTAGTTCGTGACGGAACCAGTGTCGCCCGCCGCGCCGGTCCAGCCGTAGGCGTCGCCGTTGATCACCGTGAAAACCGCCGTCCCGCTGGCGGTGGTGGCGTTGTTAGTGAGGCCCCATGTCGGTTCGGTTCCGCCCGAGGTTCCGGCGGTGGTGCAGTGGTAGGCCAGCCTTTTCGTCATGGGCGCCGCCGTCGGCCGGATGATCTGGCCGATGGTGTAGGCGGTCGTCGCCGCCCACGGCGCGATGGCGGCGTAAGCAACACTCGATACATAGAAGTTACTCATCAGAGCACCTGTACTTCTTAATATACTCTACCGCGTTCGCCAGTACGTCAGTACGATCGAAGAAGCAGCCCAGCCCTATATTACAAAATTTGCATAATAAAGCCCGCACCTTGCCCGTAGAATGGCAGTGGTCTACTACGAAACCTCCGTCAGGGGCCTCGCCGCACACCATACACCGCCCGTTCTGAGCAGCCTCCATCTCTTTATACTCTGCAAGAGAGATGCCGTATGTGCTCTGCAACTTCGAGTTCTGGTAGCGCTCCGGGTCCTCTGTCCGCCACTTATTTGCTCTGGCGCAGTTGCACGCTTTGCAGATTGGTGTGAGGCCGTCAAACGTCGCTCTCCGCCGGTGGAACTCCGTTCCCGGCTTTACCTCCTTGCAATCCGAGCACTTCTTTTGATACGGCGGGTCAGGTAGAACCTCCCGAGAACTCAATAAGTCTCGTCGAGCCTGCGAAGCCTTGGCTTGGCACACACGACAAGCTCCGCTCATCCCGTCGCCCCCACGGTTGATGTGGTACGCAAACGCCGTCCGGGGCTTCGTCTCCCCGCAAGTGTAACAGCGTTTCTCGACCAGTGCAGCCATAGGAGCCTCCTACGGCTAAGCTCAAGTTAGTTGCAAAACGCCATTCGTGGCGTCGAGCGAGGCCGTGAAAGTTTCGCCGGAAGCCAGCGTCACCGCCGAGCCGTAGTCCCAATAGCCGATCAGGTTGCCCGAGCCCGCCGTCGAGTTGTAGAGCACAGCATAGCGGAACGGGCCAATCGAGCCGCCAGCCGCCGTCCATGTCGCCGGGTTGGCGAGGATCAGCGTGTAGAGGCCGGAAGCCTGCGAGCTGGAGGTCAGCGCGGCGGTGTTGCCGCCTGCGGTGTAGCCGTTGCCGGCGCTGATCTCGGTGATGTCCGTCTTGACCGCGTTGGTCGCAGTCGGCGCGGTGTTGGTCAGCATGATCTTGAGCGAGTCGGAACCGAGGTTGTGGACCTTGTTGGCCACGTCGGCGACGAAAGCGTTAAATTTGTTGAACGTAGCCATCTTCTGGTCCCCTTAGAGTTCCGCTGGCATCATGCCATACGGGGGTAGTAGTTGCAATCAAGGCATCCCGCGACCGAAAGCGTGAAGAACGCCCGTCTGCTCCCGATCGCGCGGGTTGATGTTGTTGGCCCCGAACGCCTGCCCCATGGCTTGCATCCTGACCGCGTGCTGCACAGGAGAGACGAGCGCGTTCGCCAACCACGGCTTGTCCCTGACGAAGTCCATGGTGGCCGCTTGCGCTGCTTGGAACGCCGCCGGGTCGTGACGGTTGTACGCCTCGACCATGTTGGCGCTGAGGTTTTTCATGACGATCTGCCGACGGTCTTCCAGCCCGTGCAGCGCCTCTGTCGTCTCGTCGTATCCCGCTTTCGCCGCCGGGGTGATGCCGAGCACTTGCATGGCGATGTCCGCCGAGGACGGGTCGCCGATCGGCAGCTTGTGGCCTGCGTTGTCCTCGTAGCCGTTAATGCCCATACGGACTGCCCGGACGAAATTCTTGGCGGCGGACGGAAGCGCCTCCTGCATCCCGTTCAGGACGCGGCCATTGTAGATGTCGGTGGCCCCCTTGATGGCGTTCCCCATCATCGAGAACGGAGACCCCATGGCGTGGAACGACGCAGCGTTGAGCACGTCGGACCACTTGCGCTTGTCGGTCAGCATGTCAGAGAAGGGCAGCAGGCGCTCCTCGCCCGCGTGCTCGGACAGGTCCATCCCCAGCAGGCGCGGCAAGCCCTTGGCGATCGCCTCCGCAGCCGGTTCGCCGAACGCATCCACCAGATGCAACCGATACCACTTCTCGGCGTCGTATTTATCATCGCCGGTCAGGAAGTTGGCCAGTGAAGACGCCGCCGACGCGGCGACCGGGAGGATGGGAAGCCCCAAGGAGCCCGCCAGCGTGGTCACCGCCGCCAGATGGCCGGCGAGGAACCGCCGGGCCTCGGTTTTTAGCGCCTGCGCCTCCTCAGGCGACGAAGCGCGCTCATTCGCCATCGTGCCGAAAGCGGTATCGACCTCACGGTAAAGCCGGTGCAGCGTCTTGGTCTGGAAGCTCATGAACTTGGTGACGAGCGGCGTCAGCGGGCCCGCAAAGCCGCCAGCGCCCAGATGCCGCCCCTGCAGATCGGTCTGCCAGTTATACATCGAGCCGGCCAGCGTCTCGTCGATATAGTCGTGCAGGCCCATGCGCGCCTTGGCCGGGTCAGACTTGTGCAGGTCGGCCGCAGCGAACATCGCCATGGCGCGCGGGAACACCTCGGAAGCGACAGTAAACGTGTTAAGCCGCTGCATCATGTCGGAGCGCGCAACCGAGGGCGCATCGCCGACCGACGCCTTGGTCATGCCCCCAAGCTCCAGCCCGCCACGGTTTGCGACCTTCATGGCGATGTCGATCTGCTCGTCGTTAAGCCCCACTTTGCGCAAGGCGTCGGGAGTGATGAAGCCGTCCGCTCCGTGACCGGAGGAGATCAACGCCCGCACCACCTTCATCGCCGGGTTGACTGCGCGCCCAATCGCTCCAGCGGACTGCACGTAGCCGTACTTCCGGCCCAGCTGCGGCAGCATCAGGGTCGGAATTTGCATCAGCAGCTCAGTCGTGTAGGCCGGAGACAGCGTCAAGAAATACATATGGTTGGCAGCCAGCACGTTGCGCTGCAGCGCCGACCGGGACGTCGGCGTGTTGCCGGTCTCGCGCGTCATGATCTCCTTGGCGAAAGCTGAGGCGACATCCTTGAGGCCCCCGGAGTTGATGTTTTCTTGGTGGCCTGCGACCGCCTTGGTTATGCCCGACAGCGCGTCCATCACACGCGGCTGCGCCCACATGCGCCCGGAAGCGTGCGAAAACTGGGTGTGGTACTGATCGAAGTTGGCGGTCATATCCTTGCGGTAGCCCATCACGCCTTGGCGGGGCTCGAACAGGCGCACCATCGAGTTCTTGGGCAGCATGTCGAGATAGATCGACCGCATATGCTTCATCAGCTTGTTGGAGACATCGTCCGGCAGATCGGCGTGGTCAGCCTTGAATACGCTCAGCAACCGCTGCACCGCCGCCGGAGCGACGCCCCCGAACTGCGCCGACTCCATATGCGCGACCTCGCCGGCCTTATAGGCGCTCTGGGTCACGATCCCCTTGTCGTTGACCGTGTCAGCCGCAAGCAGGCCCTCCCCTTTCAGGGCCGCAGCAATCTTCTCCACCTGATCCCGCTGCGTGCGCGTGTCGAGGCGGGTGAAGAAGTGGTTGTTCTCATTCAGCCGGTCAATGCTGATGCCGTCCAAACCTTTGTCTTGCAGCAGCTGGGCCAGCCGGGCAGTCGCCTCAGGAATGGGCACGCCTGTCTGGTCCGCCTTGAGCCGCATCGAGACGAAGTGATCGCCGTCGCGGCCAAGATGGAAGAACGGGGACTGGTCCGCCAGCTTCATCGACTGCCGATAACTGCTGACCAGCTTGGTGATGTCGGACTGGTAATCGGTGAGCGCCTGCAGCTCCTCGTAGGTCTTGGCCGACTCAGACTTCGCGGCCTTGATCGCCTCGATCGTCTTTTCGTCCGGCGCAACAACGCCAGCTTTGAGCTGCTTGACGCGATCCCGCAGAGCCTTGATGGTCGCCGGGTCGCCGCCGCCAGCCACCATGTCCTCGATGGTCTTTCGCGCTGTCTTGATTTCCCCCAGCGTCTTGCTGCCGGCCAGCTCCGCAATCCGATCGTCGATCTCCTTCGCGCGAGCCTTCATATCCAGCACATCTGGGGCCTGAGCCGCTCCGAGCGTCTCCAGCTCGCTGAGCCGGCTCTCCAGCGCCTTGCGGGTGTAGTCCGCAGTGCCGGGCAAGTCCTTGATCATGTCGGCGTGCTGCGCCAGCTCCATCACCGGGTCGATCGCAAACGACGGCAGGTTCCGATCCGCGTAGCGGTCACGCACGACCGCGTCGAGCGTCTGGTTCATTTTGATGTTGTTGTCGATCTGGCCTATGTACCGCTGGCCGTCATCCGCCTTCGTGACGAGGCCGGCGATCGAGTCCCACTGCCGCTTGGCGTCATCGACAAATGCGCGCATGTTCGCTGCGCGCTCCGGCGACATATCCTTGAACACATCAGGCTGCTCGGCCGACCACTTGCGGTAGTCATAGCCGTAATTCGCGCTCGACCCACGCAGGCCATCCCAGATTTTGTTGGCTGCCGGGTTGGCCCGGGCGACTTGGATCGCAGCGTCGCGCACCGGCAAGCCCATCTGCGCCAGTCGATCGGTGACGGTTCGCCCATATTTGCGCGCATCCATCCACTTCGACACATGGCCCCCGAGCATATGGTCCGCTCGCGCGACCAGCTCGTCGGCGTCCGCCCAGCCGAGGCCGAACTTGCGCGTCTTCTGCAGGAGCGACACCGGGTCGCCCGAGGCGTCGTCAAACTTCTTCTGGATGACGGTTTTCGCCCAGTCCCCGAACGGAAACAGCTTGTTCTGGATGGTGTCGAGAGCGTGCGGGATCGACCCGGGGAGCGGCTCCCGCCCGGCAGGCGCAGTCTCTCCGTTGGTCAGCTTGAGCGCCTTGGCTTCGTCGAACACCTGCTTGGAGATGTCCGCGATCCTGTCGAACGAGGACGACATCTTCGTGTCCATGCCGAGCATCTTGCCGAACTTGGCGATGATGTTCCCGAACGTGACCGGGTGCTGCGCCTTCATGAAGGCTTGCAGGGTAGGGTTGGAGTAGAACTCCGACATGAACTCGCGGGCGCGGTGCTCCAGCTGGGCTGGCTCTGACATCTCCTCCGTCACTGGCGCGTTGAGCGCGTATCTCAGTTCCGGGTTACTGAGGTCTTTCTTCGTTGCCCCGGCGACGACCCTCCGGTATTGCGCCACGAAGTCCCTCCACCCGGGGGAGTTGACCTCCTGCGCCCGCCGAAAGATCGGGTGGGCGATCTCGTGCATCAGGTCCAGCGTCGAGTTCTCTTGCCGCCCAAGCGCGATCACGCCTGTGGCCTTGTTGTAGCTCGATGCGCTGGACCAGCCGGGTTGATTGGTCATGTCGACCCCGAACTTCGTCGGCATGTCGATCCCGGACTCCTTGGCGAGGTTGAGCAGATGCTCCGCCATTCCCCTCTCCGTCGCTCCCGGCAGGGTCGTGAGCGCTTGGGCCAGTATGTCCTTGGCGTCCGTTCCAGCTTTCGCAGCCTCTATGATGGTCTGTTCCGTCTGCGCCTTCTTGGCGTCGAAGATGGCCTTCTTCTCCTGCAGCCCTTGGATGGCGGGGCTCTCCGCCTTGTCCGCCCCGGCGAACAGCGTGGGCTTCCCGCGCATATCGACTCCCTTGAGCTGAGGAGCGTTCGGGTCAGGGACCGCCACGGGCGGAGCGTTTTCCAGTTCCTCCGCAAAGCCTCGCGTTTTCAGCAGCCCTTCCCCAATCGGGGTTTTCATGTGCTCCTGCGCCGCCAAGAAACCTTTCGCAGCCCACTGCCCTTTCGGACGAGGCTCTCCGTTATAAGCAGCCTTGAACCCCGCAGCCGCCTGATCGGAGTACCGCATCGGCCAGCTCTGCTCGATCGCCACCTTCTGCCGCGCCTCGTTGACCCCGTCGTTGAATGAGTTGCGAAGCCTGATCTGGTTGTCCACATCGGACTGACCCGCCGCCCCAGCTGGCGCTTCCACAGGCGCTTCCACAGGCGCTTCGACAGGCTTGGCCCCCGGAAGGCCGAGCGTCCCCTTGGGGCGCACGCCGTTGGCCGCTTCGTAAATCTGCTCCGGGGGCACCAAGGGCTTGTTGACCTCGGCCAGCCGCGCGGCATCTGCCGCCTTCTTCTCCGCGTCGCGGTCGAACTGGCTCATCCCGACCTTGTCTTTGATGACCAGAGCCTCGCGCGCCTCCCGGGCGAGCTTCTGCTCTGCCGTCTCAGGCGGCTCTACCGTCCCTGCGGGCGGTGTGACTTGCCCTTCGACAGGTGCTTGTGCTTCGGCTGCGCCTTTGACAGGTGCTTGGGCTTGGGGGGCTTCTTCGGGACGTACTGCGGCAGGCTCGTCCCCACTGGCGTTGCCGCCTCGAACTCCGGGGCTAGGTCCGGCCTGTTCTCGTGCATCCACCGGCGCTGCGCCTCGCTCTTGAACGGCATCCTGCCCTCCCTTGGCCTTCGTATCCATCTCCTCGAACTCGTCAGCCGCCTTGGCTTGCGGGCCTGTGAAGGGTTTGTTGGTCTCCAGCTTGGCCTGCAAGACTGCCCGCGCCGACTCGATCGAGCCGCCGCCTTGGGTCTTGACCCACCGCTGCGTCTGTTTGGAGAGCGCCAAAAGCGGATCGGCGGCAGGCTCAGCCGCCGGGGTCGCCACAGGCGCGGCAGGCGCTTCTCCCGCCGGAGTCGCCACAGGAGCGGCAGCCTCCGATGAGGCGTAGGGATCATGCTTCAATCTGCCGAACACGGCGTTGCGCAGCGTCAGCTGCGCCGGGGACATCTCATTATCCGGCTTGGAGAACAGCTCCCCAAGGCGGTACTCGTTGATCCACCGCCGCTGGCTCGGCCCTGCCGTCCCTGTGGTCATGGCGTCAATGAGGTTCGCCGCCGCATCGACCGGGACAGCCCCCAGCTTGGCATCGAACTGACCCTGCTCGGTGAGCGGATGCGCGGCGTCATACCGCGCCTTCTGCGCCGGATCGAGCACGTCGTAAGGGGTCTGGTGCAAATCGGTGACACCAGTGCGCAGAGCAAGCCCCGCCTCACCCTCCGTCGGCCCCTCGGGACGGCGCAAGGCGTTCAGCAGATTTGCATCCCGCACAGCGAACTGACGGGGGATGGCAAGGTCCGGTTGCGGCGCGGGAGCCTCTCCAGCGGTGTCGAAACCGGGGAACTGCGGCCCCATGTCATGCGGCCCCTGCACCGGCCCCTCAGGCGGCATCGGGAACTGCGGCTCCGGCGGTGTCATCCCGGGCAACACACGCTGTCCGTCAGCCGGCTGATACTCCAGCTGCCGGGGAACAACAGGCGCATTCTCAGGCGTCGGATGTGGGCCATTCTGGAACAGATCGAGCTGCCCGGACGGATCGGCCGGGTGGACGGATTGTGCCACTGCTTCGGCCGGAGAGCCGAACATCTGCCCCTGCCCTGTTCGGTCAAAGAAGGTGTTCGGAGTAGCCTCAGGAGACTGATTGAATACATATGGAGGAGCCGGCTCCGACGGAGGCCGGGGGTTAGGCCCGTACATCTCAGACTCCGGCGTCGTCATCGGGCCACGGCGGCCACCAGCAACGGAACTCGCCGCGCCGAACAGACCGCCAACCGCGCCCTGAACCAAGGCCGAATGCACAATGTTCTTGGCGCGATCCGCGAAGGAAAGCGTGGGGTCGTCGAACGGCTGGTTGAGCGCGCCCTGCACGCCTGCCTGCACGACACCAGCCGAGCCGGCAGACACACCGCCAGTCAGCGCCCGCTTGATGACGCCGCTAGACAGACCGTTCGCAGCAAGGGCGCGCAACTGCGCCGGCATAACCGCGCCGACCGCCGCCTCGGGAACGCCAACGCCCAGCGCCAGCGCCGCCTTGCCTTGGTCCGGCCCGCCATGAGCCAGCTGGTCCTGATAGGCCCCGCCCGCCATGAGGGGGTAGCCGGCGATACCGCCGCCGATCAAATGCTTGGCCCACTCCTTGCCAGCTTTTACCGCGACATCTCCGGTCGCGCCGCCAGCGCCGCCCAGCACACGCGGAGCTAGACGCCCAAGATTTTCAAGTATGGCGGGGGCCTTGACCGCGCCGCCTATCACTTCGCCGCCAGCCATCAGCGCCACCAGCGAGGGGGCCATCTTCGCCGCCTGATAGCCGAGGCCGGATACCGACCATGGGTTCGCCTCGTACTGCGGAAGGCCAGCTGACTCGGACGCCGCGCCGAGCTTTCGCGCCCAGTCCTCACCGCCTTCGGCCAGCGGGGTTATGCCTGTCGCACGCCCGACCGCGCCGCCAAAGCCCGCCAACGACGCGCCCAGCCCGAGCGTCCCCGACGCCAAGCCGGCCACCAATGGGTTGCTCCCGTAAGTCGGCGGAGGCTGGTAAGGCTGCGGGGCCATCGTCGGCAACGAGGTGATGTATTCGTTGCTGAACCGGCCAGAGGGATCGACGCCGGGCATCAGTTTCCCCCGCCGGTCATACCGGGAAGCGCCAAGGTCGGGAGCATGAACGGCGAGTTAATCTGCTTCCCGTAGGTGTGGTAGATGACCATCTTCCGCAGCTGCTCTTTTTTCGCCTCCTCGGCGGCGTCCTTGCTTTTCTGGAGCATGTTTTCAGGCCACGTCACGCCGCCTTTTTCGTCGACGCGCAGACTGGGGTTGTCCATCATGAGCTGAGCGAGCCCTTCCGAATGCTTCACGTAGTCCGCCTTACCAACCTCCGCCGCGCTATTCAGGGGCGAATTGGTCTGCATCAACTGCATCAGGTGCCCCATGGTGATGCCCCCTGCGCCTCGGATCATTTCCGCCTGTGCAGGGGGCAGCTTCTTGAGCATCTCCTCTGTGATCCCGAACCCGCCGTGCGCGGAGACATGGTCGTGAAGCGCCGGGTCCGCAGCCTTCAGAGCCTCCTTGTCCATCGTCTGGGGGGCCGCGCCGATTGTAGGCGGGGAGGCGTTAACCGTGGGAGGCAAGGCCGTCAGCGCAGGAGAGGCCGCAGCGGTCAGGGCGCCTCCGACCGTCGGAGCGGTCATCCCATGCGCGGCCCGCCACTGCTCCAGCGCGGGGGCGTTAGGCTGCTGCTCCGGGGAGGCGAATATCGACGTTTTCCCGGCCGCTGCGCGCCACTGGTCCAACGGGGTGCTGCCCGCAAATGTGTGCGGGGTCTCGACCGGAAGTTGCGTGACCTGCGCCGGGGGGAGTTGCGTGAAGTCTGGAACAGCCGCCGGCTGGCCGGGATACCCGCCGCCGAGCCCGCTGGATGGAGGAGGCGCAGGGACCAAGCCGGGAGCGTCGAAGCTGGTGGCCCTCTGGAACAGCGGCAGCTGCGACACAGGCCCTTGCGCCGGAGCAGGCTGGCCAAGCACCGACCGGAGAAAATCAGAGTCCATTGTTATCTCCCCAGCTCCACCCGTTCCGACCGAAGCCGTGCTGCAGCGGCGCGAACATCTTGCGCATCGACAGGAGCCGCGCCTTGTGCGCGCTGTCCTCGAATGACGCCTTGAACTCCTGCGCCCGGCCCGTGTCACCCAGATCATGGTCGACGATGCGCAGCGCCAGATACGCCGCCCAGTCCAGCATCTCCAGATGGTGGCGCTCCGGCAGTTCAGGAACGTCGTTCGGGTCTTTCAGCGGGCCGGATGGCAGGCGGATCACCCGCATCTTGCCGACAACCGGGGCGTAATCCGTAGAGGGGATTGGGAATAGCCGGAGCGTGACCGCGCTGAGCGCGCCATCGTCGGTCTCCGCCATCCCCTCATCGGTCGAGAACGCCTGCGGCTTGCCCGGGGGCAGCACGGCAAGGGCGTTCGGGTCGAAGAAATAGTGGTCGGGCCGGAAGCCCATGTTGAAATCCGCGTGGCCGGCGCGGATCAGGTCGCCGCGATCGCCGGTCATCTGGACGGAAATGACAGCCAGCACCGCCGGGTCAAGCACGTATTGCTCAACATTGGCGGCGCTGGTGAACTGCGTGTACTGGGGGGTGACGTTGTCGCGGAGGCACAAGGCTTCCGTTGCGAACCGGAAATACGCCTGATTGATGTAGCGCGTCAGCGTATCGTCAGACCACAGATAGTCCGAGGGCCCGCCAACCTGATCAGAGCGGTCGTGCAGAATGTTCTCTCTCAGCTCAGTGATCAGGTCGCCGAGGATCAATTCCGCCTCCCATCAACTCCGTATCAGATCACACGATAAGCATATTTTTGACGAGAACGCCAGCCCGTGACCTGCTTGGTGGTCGGGTCGATCTGGGGCACCGTGATTACGGCGTGGTCCAGAATTTCCTTGAGGAAGTAGGGGATGTCGGCCTCCCGCCCGGGCATCAGGCGATAGCCGTTCCCGTTGTGGCCAAGGTACAGGCCGTTCGGGGGGATGTCGTCGCTCTCCTCCAGCACGATGCGGACTGTGTTCTTGGCGATCTCGTCAGGGACCGGCTTCTTCTTGCTGGCCTTCGCAGGAGCAGGAGCCTCCATCAGATTGCTCTCCAGTTCTTCCAGATCGGTATCATTCATCATCATCGTCCTCCACTGCCGCCTCGGCAAAAGCCGTGTCATACGACTTGTCAGCCGGCATCGCCTTGTCGAGGTTCTTCTTCAACCACGACATAACCTCGGGTATCGTCTTGCATAGAATGTCGACGTTCGGGTCCTTCCACTCGCCCTTGGACTTGGCGTTGGCCTTGGACACCGCCGGGTCACGGGCGTGGATGATGTAGCCGTTGGTCGCTCGCTCGATCCGAATACTCATGACCGTCTCCTAGAAAGTTGGGCGGGAAAGCCTCTGGGAAACCTTCCCGCCCGCTCAACCAGCCGCTGGAGGCCCCGGCTGATTAACCCTCGATCTCGTAGATCAGCAGCGAGCCGTTGGCCGCAAGAGCCGCCGACAGCGTGATCGTCGAGTTGCCGGCAAAATCGGTCGAGACCGAGATCGCCGAGGTCGTGTCGACCGTGCGGGTGCCCGCCGCGACCGTCTTGATCGTATTGGTCGCCGCCATACCGCGATACCAGTCCCAACGAATGTTGTCGGTGACGTCCGTGATCGTGACGGCGGCCACCTGCGTGCCAACCGGGATGTCGACCACATTGCCAGCTCCGGTGAAGTAGCCGGAGACGTCGCCGTCGTCGCTGAACAGCGGGTTGCCGATCAGCAGATTGGCTGTGGAGGTGAAGCCGAGCGCCTGCAGCGCGCCGGGGACGGTATAAGTGGCCGGGAACGAGGACCCGTGAAGCGTGACGTCGATGCCGTTGGTGGTCATGGGAGGCTCCTAGTGTGTTCTAGCGAATACGCCAAAATGTTTCTCTGCTGCATTGCAGTAGGCTGCGTGAGCCTCCTGTCTGGTATCGAACCGGCCTAGATGGATTTGCTTTCCATTGACGCGGATGCGGGCCTCGAATTTTGTCGTCCCGTACCGCGTCACTCTGATCACACCCTTCATTCCTACTTGGTTGGTGTTGGGCATCTTACGGTTTTGCGAGTTCTCGCTGCTC